TACGGACCACTGGGAACAGTATGCATCTTCACCTGGAGCTTTACTACCAATAAGACCTGGAGCAGTACCTCCAACACCTGTACAGCCAGCACCACTGTCAAATGCTTTTTTTGGGATAGTCCAAGAAGGTAAACAAGACATGGAATATCTCGCTGGTATATATGGAGCAATGCAAGGAGATACATCAGCTCAGCATGATACATATCGCGGTATGTTAGCAATGGACGAATATGGGACCAGAAGAGTTAAACAATGGCTTAAAAATGCAATTGAACCTGGATTAAAGCAATTGGGCGAAGTGGTAAAGGAATTTACACAATCAGTCTATACAGCTCATAAGGTCTTTAGAGTTGTTCAACCAGAAGCGATTAATGAAGAAAAAGATGTTGAAATTAATATTCCTGTGTATAATGATATGGGCAAAGCTATTGGTAAATGGAATGATTATGCCTCTGCAAAGTTTGATGTTAGAATAATAGCTGGATCAACGCTTCCAGTTAATAGATGGGCGTATTTAGAGGAATTAAAAGAATTAATGAAGCTAGGTGTAGTAGATGATGTAGCCGTGCTTGCTGAGACTGATATTAAGAACAAAGACAAAATTGTTCAAAGAAAAAGTATGCTTGCTAGAATGGGCCAAAAAATTAAGGGTATTGAAGAAGAACTTAAAAATGCTCATGGCACAATTGAAACCCTGGAACGTCAAGTTGTACAATCTGGGATCAAAAGTAAAGTTATGCAAGCAGAAATGGAAGTGGACAAACAAAAGAATCAGGTTAAAACTGGTATGGAGAAAGAGCTATTAGAGACCAAAGCACAGCAAAAGGTGCTTAGAGAGTCACAAAAAAGCTTTTCCACTGTAGAGAAAGAAAAGTTTAAATCTGGTTTAAACTCGATAATAAAGGACTTGGAAAAGTCTAAACAAAAATCTTAAATTAGATTGGAGAACTAGATAATGAAAACAGCAAATAACTCAGGTAACCCTCAAGAGGCCCCTGTGGATTCGTTTTTTGACGAGCTGGATAACGATGTCAATGGCATCATAATTGACAACGATCAGGCAAAAGAGTCAACACTGAGCCGCGCGACGGGACCTCAATATGAGGCAACCCCACAGCAATCAGACACTCATAATGTAGATTGGGAGAAAAGGTATAAGGATTCTAGCAGAGAGGCTGTTAGGATGCGGGATGAATTGAATAACATGAAACCGTTTGTACCAATTCTAGATGCGATGAAAAAAGACACTAACCTTGTAGATCATGTACGAGGGTATTTTAATGAGGGTGGCACAGCTGCCAAATCAGTGAAAGAAGAGTTAGGACTTGATGAAGATTTTATTTACGATGCTCAAGAAGCAGTAGATAAACCTGATTCAGACTCTGGCAAAGTTTTTGCTAATTACGTAGATAAAGCCGTTCAAAGCAAGATGGGCAAAGTCTTGAAAAAGGAAAGCGATAAAAATCAGGTAGCCGCTCGCAATCAAATTGCAAAGCAGCGAATGATGGAGTTTGCTAAGCGAAAAGGACTTTCAAAAGATCAGTTTATGGATTTTATGAACACCTTAAAGACGCAGAAGCCAACTCTGGATGATCTATACGAATTAACATATCGTGATAAATCAAATGCGCGAATTGCTCAAAATACCCGTAATGACATGATGGAACAAATGCAAAATGTTCGAGATATACCTACAAGTGCTAGTGGTTTTAACAGCCCCAGAGCTGAAGCATCAATGGACGATCAAGTCTTCGATGATGTAGCAGGTACTGGGCTGGACATGAATGATCTCTTTGGCTAAGGTAGCCGAAGATCAAAACCCAAATACCTAGGAGGTAAAACATGGCTGATATATTCAGTAATGGGCTTATTGGGAGCATTCAGGGCGATCAAGGTTTAGGCGGATCTACAAGTTCCGACTTTTCTAATGAACGTTACGGTCCGGATTTAGATACTGGTAAACTTCGTAGAAAGTTTAATTTCGGTGACCGCGTCTCTGAATTGGCTCTTGCACAAGACCCATTTTTTCGATTCGTAAGTAAGGTGTCAAAAAGCGCAACAGATGATCCTGCGTTTAAGTACACGGAAAAAAGAGGATCATGGCATAAAAGATACGCATATGTCTCAGGTTGGATTGATAATTCAGCAGCAGACAATTTAGGTGGTTCAGCAGGTGATGCTGATTTAGTAGCGAATAATGATGGTGGTCTTCCTGATGCAATGACTGTTGGCGATAGCGTTAAGCTATATATGTCTACAGACTATGCTTCAAGCGGCAATCTTCAAAATGTCTATGGTCAATCTAACAATGCTAAAGCAATTGGTGCAACAGGAACTAAACCAGTCTTCTACTTTGAAGGCCAATTGGTTAAGATCCCTATGTCATCAACTGATGGCGGTGGTGCAGTAACTGACTATATGATAGTTAAGATTACTGACGCTGCAGCATCAGCAGACAAAGACGGTAGAGAAGTTGTTCTTTTAACAGCATCTGTAGTTAAATTAGTAGCCGCTAGTGGTGGCTCTAATTATCTTGCTGGCTGGTCTGGTGATGAAATCCTTGGTGGCGCTTCAGGCGCAGTGTATAACAAGAGCATTTCAGGGGAGCTTGAAGCTGCCCGTTGTTATGTTGTTGGAACTGCATTCGCTGAAGGTACTGGTTATCCTGAAACATGGAAAGACCAACCTTATGGAACTGGCTATGGCTTAACCCAAATATGGAAGACAGCAATGGCTATGACCAATACTGCCCGTGCAACTCAGCTCAAATATGAGCAGAATGAATGGTCACGTATATGGCGCGAGAAGTTAATCGAGCATAAATGGGATATTGAACAATCTTTATTGTTCGGTTCTCAACTTGTTGATGATGGAGTTCAATACACTCAAGGTGTAGTAGACTTTATCTCTCAAAATGGTAATGTATTCAATTTGGATATTACTACCAAAACTGCTGATGACTTCTTAGATGATATGTCTAACTATCTAGATCCTCGCTATAATAGCTCAACAGGCACAGTATTCTTTGTAAGCACAGCTGTTTACAACTGGATGCATAAAATTGGTGGATACTTCAAGAACAATCTTGAAATCTCTTCTAATATGCGTGCTGACTTTGCTATGAGTGGCAAGAAGAAGATCTTAGGCGTAGATATTACCACATTCTCAACACCTTACGGTGATATGAATGTTGCTCGTAATATTCACTTAGATGGCACTAACATCAAAATGCTTGGCATAAACATGAATTATGCTAAATATCGCCCATTAGTGGGCAACGGTATCAACAGAGATACATCTGTTTATGTAGGTGTGCAAACACTTGAAAACAGCGGTATCGACCGTAGAGTTGATATGATCTTGACAGAAGCAGGTATGGAATTTAGTATGCCTGAATGTCACGCTCTTTGGTCTTAAGGAGGTCTGATTATGGCAAATCCATTATATGGACAAAATAAAAACGATACTGCCTTAGAGGCTATTGCTAATGCAATCGAAGGCGGCGTAACCACTGGTGATCCCGGCGAAGAAGATTCTTACGTTGTGATTGTCATTGGTGGTGTTTCCTATAACCTGCACTTAACAGCAGTTTAGGAGGTAGATCATGGCTGATAAATACTGGGTGGCTAATAAACCAGATAAGGTTGTTTCGGTAGTTTCTGAGACAGCTGGTGCGTCTGGCACAGCCGCTGTTGATTTAGGAGCTATAGTGAAGCTAACAAAGACTATCTTGTTTTCTGAGATGGTTGATGCGGCCGCTACAGGAACATTTACTTTTGCGGAAGAAATTCCAGCAGGAGCAGTGTTTTTAAGAGCAGCATGCACAGCAGTAACCGGCTTTGCCGGTGATACGTCTGCGACTATAACAATCGGTGATGGCACTGATGCTGACAGATATCATACGGGAACCCCGAATGTATTTGCAACAGCAGCTACTGGAGTAAGTGTAGGTGTCCCATCGGGGCGCGTTGATCATGCTGTAGCCAAAGCCCCTGTTGTAATAGTGACATCTAACGCAGATTTTACATCTGTGTCTGCTGGTAGTGTTACACTAGAGCTCTACTATATCAAGTAGATAAACAATAAATCTGCCCCTTCCAAGGGAAGTTCTCTCCCCACGGAGGGGGTAGGTTTTATTAAAAGGATTATATGGCAAACTTAGAAACACAAGTAGAAGCACTGACAGGAGAAACGTTAAGCGGGGTAACTCGCCCTACTCAAGATCAATTGAGCACTTTTCTTTCTGATGGAGTATTAGATGTTACGCATAGATGGCTGACATTAAAACCTGCAGATGCTGTTGCCTTTACTAGAAATTGGAAATCTGGTGCTGCTAGTTTAGAGAAGATTGCTAATGGTACTGATACAGATAATAGTGACTTTAGTACTGGTACTAGTACTAACTGGATCATATATGAGGGTGGTGGCGCTGCCGATCATAACAGAATAACGAATGTTGATGATAGAGAGTTTACAGGGGGTATTGGCAACTGGACGGTTGCTGGGAGTCCAGGTGATCATCCATGGGATAGTATAGATGTCTCAGCTAATACTTTAGATTTAAATTCAGATGTGGATGCAGTAAACAGGCAAACCATTTCTTTAGATGGTAGTTTTGCTGGCACTGATGGTTACATAGGATCCTTGAGATTAACTTATGATATTTTCATTAGTTCATTTTCTGGGACTGGTTCATTACAAGTAGGGATGATGACTGACAATGGGACTATAAACATTCTGGCTAAGAAAAACTATACTGCACCTACAGGTATGTGGGTTTATGGAGAAGAATTA